GCTCGGACCAGGGGCGCCAGCCGCGCCGTCGCTCCCGGGGGCGCCTGGAGCGCCAGCCGGGCCGCTCGGACCCGAGGGGCCCACCGGCCCGGTAGGACCGACCGGACCCGTGGGCCCGGTGGGCATGGGCGCGCACACCGGGCGGGTGAACAACGGGACCTTCGTCACCGCCTGCCCCGCGGGGCACTCGTCGATGCGCGAGGTGTTCGTCGGCGTGTGCGACAGCGCGAGGAGCAACAGGAGCTTGATCATTCGTGCCTCCTCACATCACGCCAGCGGGCTGGCCCGTGGCGGGCGACAGAGGCGGGGTCGGGGGGAGAGGCGGGTACACCGCGCCCGCCGCCACCGCCCCGTTGCCGCCCGAGGCCCCGGGGGTGGTGGCGGTGTCCTTCATCGCCTTGGCCTCCTTCTGCGCCGCGTCGGCGGCGATGGCCCGCTTCTCCTCGGCCTCGGCCTGAGCGACAGCCTTCCGCATCTGCTCCTCGGACGGGATCACGTCGGCGGGGATGCCCAGCCGGTTGAAGACGTGCTTGATCGCGATGATGGGGTCGAAGGCGGCGCGCACCTTCGGGTAGAACTGAGCGAGCCCAGCCACGAAGGCAGCGCCGCGCTCGATGGCCGCGACCTCGTCGGTGCGCTGCGACCTCGCGAGCGGGCCCTGGTACTCGATGTTGAAGACGCCGCCCGCGTCCTTGACCTGCTTCGGCATGGGCGCGGCCACCCCGAGGCGGATCCGCATCGCCATGATCGTGAGGATCACGGGCCCGAGCAGATCGTTCTGGATGAAGGTGAGCGTGCGCCCGAGCACCCGGTTCATCAGCTCATAGCGGATCTGGGCCTCCGTCGCGGTCATGGCGGGCGAATCCTTGAGCTGGAGATCGTCCGTGCGGAAGAGCGTCTTCACCTGGGCCTGGAGGTTGGCGATGATCGTCTCGGCCACATCGAAGCGCCCCGCCGACTCCAGCGTCTTGAAGCCGTTGATGTCGCGGCAGGGGGTGAGCCCGCCCGGAGTGAGATCGACGTTGGCGATCAGATCCTTCTCGTTGGCGAGGATCGGCGGGTCCACCGCCTTCTCGCCCGCGGTCTTGTAGCTCTCCATCCAGGCGTTGAGGTAGCGCACCGTGGGGAGGGCGATGTTCCCGGGCCCGTGGCTCCACTTCGAGCCCGACGTGCTGCTCCACCGCCCGCGGAGGATCGGCTTCTCATAGTAGCCGCCCTCGGCCCCGAGCAGCTCGCCCGTATCTTCGAGCCACCATTGCGAGCCCCACGGGCGCAGCTTCTCGGGCGCGGGGTAGCGCACCTTCTTGCGCTTCTGGATCTTGGGGCGGGGGAAGACGCAGAACACCACCTCGAAGAGCGTGGCGTCGCCCTTCTCCAGCGCAGCCGCCACCTTCTCGGGGACGGGGATCTCCCGCTTCTCGCAATGATCCACCACCTCGGACGCGGTCCACGAGTGGCGTCGCCAGAAGGTGCGGACATCCCCCTTGCGATCAGGCTCGAAGTACGCCTCCTCCAGCGGGATGGCGGTGAAGTCCACGCCCTCCCACTTGGTTTCGAGCGTCTTCGGATCGATCTCGCCTGGGATCGGCTCGATGGCGAGGAAGGTGCAGCCCGGCCCCGTGAGATCGTGGTAGTTCGAGCCGATCTCGACGTTGAAGTCGGAGTCCTGGAGGTCGTTCCACACGTCCTCCGACTCTTGATCCAGCCAGCTCTTCGCCTCGGTGTCGCGGTTGAGGGCCGACTTGCGGAACGAGTTGAGGAACCACCTCATGTTCGGGTTGGTGATGCTCATGTGCATCGAGCTGGCGAGCTTCTCGCGCCCGTCGATGGCGGTGAAGTCCCACACGTCCTTGTCCTTCTCCGCGACGCCTGTCCCCTGGCTCGTGCCGCTGGAGTTGGAGTCGGTGACGGGGCCCATGAACTTCTTGATCTCATCCCAGGTTGGCTCGATGCGCCCCCGGAGCGTCTTCTGGGCGCGGTAGCGACGGCGGAAGATCGAGAAGTCGAAGGTGTCGGTGGGTGCAGGCATAGGATCAGCTCCTCTTCACGGTGTACCGCTGAGTTGGAGAGGGCCTGTCCCCCCGCCCCGGCAAAGACCTCTTGACAACGAAGGGTAGACCATGGTTGCGCTCCTGTCCACCGTCCAGAACGCGCCGATCCCAGCCCTTCCCGACCATCAGGTATTGCAGGGCTTCCGCGACGTGTGAGAACTCGTTCTTGAGCGGCACGTCCTGGTAGCGATCGTCGCCCGACACCTGGAGTCGTTTGAAGTGGTAGCCGCCAGCGCACGCCTTGCGGAGCTTCTTGCACCGCGGGTGGATGATCAGGCTGGGCTCGCCCTGCATCGTCATGGTGCGGAAGGCGGTGCCTACCGCGTCGCGACGCAGGGTGAAGTCGTTGGTGGGCGCAGCGGCGATCACCGTCTGCCCGAGCCCGAAGGCGGCGTTGACCACGTCGATCGGCGTGCGCTCGTCCGTCGAGCTGTCGGTGGTGCCGCTCGGATCGCCCCAGCCCTCGAATCGGGTGCCTTGAGGGAATAGCCTCCGACAGTCGCGCGCCACCTCGTTGCCGAAGTTGGTCGCGCCCATGTGCTCGGAGACGAACTCGTGGCTGATCCTGATCTGCCCATCGGGCATCTCATAGCCCCACACGCACGCGGGGGTGAGCCCGTAGTCCTGGCCCATCGAGATCAGGTGCGGGCGCGTCGGCGTCTCGAAGGCCCTGACGTGAGTCTTCTCGTTGAACTCGGGGTACACGGGCTTGCCGTCCACCACGAAGACGAACTTCGCGTGAATGTAGCTGTCGATCCACGCCTGCGACTTCTTCCTCATGAGCTTCGGGTAGTAGCACCGACACGGGATCTCGTGATCAGGCCAGTTCTCGCACCGCTCCAGGTGCTCGACGTTCTCCGCGTTGGGCTCCATGCCACCGGGCTGGCGGAACGCCTCGAAGCCCGGCTCGGGGTCACCCTCGAAGAACATCTTGAAGAGCCAATGATCATCATCCGGCGGGTTGGTGTCCCCGATCACGCAGCTTCGATACTGGGGCACGTCCTCGCGGCGAGGGAAGCGGCCCACGCGCGTCTGCGCGAGGTCGAAGACAGCCTTGGGGAACTCGCGTGTCTCGTTGAACCACGCGCCGGTCAACTCCATCGAGAGCAGCTTCTTCACGTCCTCGGGCGTCTCGAAGGAGCGGAAGATCACCTCCAGCTCCACGTCGTCGAACTTCATGACGAAGGAGTGCTCGCTCTTGTTCCACGTCCCGAGCTGCTCAGGCACCCACTCCTTGAACGTCTTGATCGTGGTGTCGCGCAGCTCGGGGTAGGTGTTCCGCGCGACAAGCCACCTGGAGCGGCGCTTCCCCGAGAGCCTGCCCACCGGCATCTCGCGGGCCATCCGCACGATCTCCATCACGCACGCGGAGGACTTGCCCGAGCCCACCGGGCCGAAGAGCTGACGAACGAAGGCGGTGCTCCGATGGAAGATGGAGAGCGTGGGCGCCGCCTTGTAGCGGATGGTGATCTCACTTCCTCCCATCGTCCACCCCCTCGAAGATGAAGCTCACCTTGAGCGGCCCGCCGCCCTCGCCGCCGACCTCCACCTTGTCGGTGAACATCTTGCGGTACTTGCCGAGCAACTCGATCGCGCCCTTCTTGTCCCAGAGCTTGATCTCGACCTGGGTATTCCCGAAGAAGTCCTCGCGCGTCTCGATGCTCTTGATCGCTTTGCGCGCGTGGTCGGGGATCTCCGAGAGCGGGCGCATCCTGCCCTGGTCGTCGAAGATGTCGGTCAGCTCCGTCTCCGCGATGTCGCGCAGCAAGCCCTCGATGCGATCCACCGTGAGGGCGTTCTGCGCTCGCTTCTCTGCGATCCTGCGATTGATCTCTTCCTTCACGTCGGGACGCTGGAGCATTGACCAGCCAGCGGTGCCGCAAGTGTTTAGGTTGTCGGAGAAGCCGCAACGATAGGCAGCTTGTCTCGCATTAAGATCAGTCATGTATTCGGAGATGAAGCGATCAATGTCTTCCTGGGTGTATTTCGCTCGCTTGATCATTGTTCCTACCCTTCTGGGGGGCGTCCCACCCCACCTATCGGTGTCCCACCCCCGGTGGGACAGTTTTTCCCCTGTTATCACCGGGGCTTGCACGCCCAAAAACCCCCTGTCCCACCGTCCCACCCCTGTCGCCATCTTCCCTATAAGATAGAGC